TTGGGAAGGCCGATAATCTTTTATCGGCTTTTCCATTTCTGGCACAATTCTTGTACTTGATGTAATTGTGCTAAGTGACACCTTTCCTTTTTCTTCTTTTTTTGTTATTGTGTCACTGTAGTTTTGTAGGTTTTTTTAAAATCCTTTTTTGGAGATTTGCAGATATGAGGCCAGTTCGGCGTAAACACGTTCGCAAAGGTAAGTCCATCCGTCATTTCCGTCATCAGGCCGCCAAGACCAAGAAGCGTAATCTTACTGGTCCTATGCGCGGTGGTCTCCGCATCTAGCCCGTAATAGGGTGTTACCGTGCCTTGTTTTCATCCCCTGCGTGCGTTTCGTAGCGCATCCGGGGATATCGTTTTTGTCGAGCGTGGCGACATTGTCGCGTCGCTTGATCTCCCTTGTGGTCAGTGTGTAGGCTGTCGTCTTGAGCGTTCACGGCAATGGGCCGTGCGTATCATGCATGAAGCCTCGTTACATCCTGTCAACTGTTTCATTACGTTGACATATGATGATGACCACCTTCCCTCTAATTTATCGCTAGATCATACGCATTTTCAGAAGTTTATTAAGCGTTACCGTAAGCGTATTTCTCCTCTGAAATTGCGTTTTTATATGTGCGGTGAATATGGAGATGACAATCTCCGTCCGCACTATCACGCTTGCGTGTTTGGTCATCGTCCAGATGATTTAGTGCTTCATGCTAAGTCTGACTCTGGTCAGTACGTCTATATCTCAGAGTTTTTACAATCTCTTTGGCCCTTTGGTTATTCCTCTGTTGGTGAGTTGACTTTCGAGTCTGCTGCCTATGTTGCCCGGTATGTGATGAAGAAGATTACCGGGCCTATGGCTGCTAGGCATTACGAGGTTGTTGACGCCTTGACTGGTGAGATTACCTCTCGTAAGCCGGAATATGCCCGTATGAGTCTCCGGCCGGGCATTGCTGGCTCTTGGTTTGATAAGTTTCAGTCGGATGTTTATCCGCATGACCATGTTATTTCGCGAGGTCATGAGGCTAAGCCTCCTCGCTACTATGACAAGCTTTTGACTCGGGTTAATCCCGATTTGATGGAGGCTATAAAGTTTTCGCGCTCTAGTAAGGCGCGGGAGCGCTTTGAGGATAATACTTCAGAGCGGTTGGCAGTGAAGGAAACGCTCGCGAAGCGGCGTGTTTCCGATTTTCTTAAACGTAGGATCAAATAGGAGATTTTCCAATATGAAGATGGGCATTTTTACCCTTTATGATACGAAGTCAGAAATGCATGGTCGTCCTTTTTTTTCTGAGAATCGCGGTGCAGCGATTCGTTCAATTCAGATGTCATTGAAGGCTGATCCTAAGTCAGTCTTGTCGCAGTATCCCGGTGATTTTGGTCTCTTCGACCTTGGTACTTTTGATGATGAAAACGGGATTTTTGAGTCTCATTCTCCCGTTTTCGTTCTTACGGTTTCTGAACTCGTTACGGAGGTTCCACAGAATGTCCAATAATCGGTCAGTTAATATCCATGAGTTTTCGATGATTCCGCGGTCGGATGTTCCGCGGTCTCGGTTTGATCGTGAATCCATTTACAAGACTACCTTTGATGGTGGTTATCTCATCCCGGTTTATGCGGATGAGGTGCTCCCTGGTGATTCGTTTCAGATGAAGGCGACGTTTTTCGCTCGCCTTGCTACTCCGATTTTTCCAATTGTTGATAATTTGCATTTGGAAAGTTTCTTTTTTTTCGTGCCCAATAGGCTTGTCTGGTCCCATTGGGTTAATTTCATGGGTGAACAACGGAATCCTGGAGATAGTATTTCGTATGTGATTCCGACTATTACTAGTACTGCTGGTGGCTACCCTGTTAACTCGATTTATGATTATTTTGGACTCCCGACAACTGGCCAGCTTGCTGGTGGAGCTACGGTTACTCATTCGGCATTGTTTTTGCGTGCCTATAATCTCATTTATAATGAATGGTTTAGAGATGAGAATCTCATTAATTCGGCCTCTGTCGTTACTTCAGATGGTCCTGATTCTAATGGGTCTTATATTTTGCGTCGTCGTGGTAAACGTCATGACTATTTTACGTCTTGTCTTCCGTGGCCCCAGAAAGGGGCGGCGGTGCCGCTCCCGCTTGGTACCACTGCTCCGCTTATCGGCTCGATTCCCGGGTTTCCGAACCGTGATCTCAATATCAGATCCGGTCCGCTTGGGACCGGATCAGTTCGTGGTTTTAGTATCGGTGGTGCGGCTTACGGCTATCCCTATACTCAAGGTTCGGCGTCTCCAGATACTGGGACGCCGTACATTTTTAGTCCGGGCTATACGCCGGATATATCCGGTGTGCAGGTAGATTTGTCGGCCGCTACGGCGGCGACAATCAATACGATTCGTCAGTCTTTTCAGATCCAGAAGCTTTTGGAACGTGATGCGCGCGGCGGTACTCGCTATACCGAATTGTTGCGTGCGCATTTTGGTGTGATGTCTCCTGATGCACGTCTTCAGCGTCCTGAGTATCTCGGTGGTGGTCATACGCCTGTCATAATCAATCCTATTTCTCAGACGTCGGCTACGTCTATTTCAGGCGGTGATACGCCGCTTGGTACCCTTGGTGCGATGGGTACGGCTTTTGGCTCTGGTCATGGTTTCCGTCAGTCGTTCACCGAACATGGGATGGTTATCGGTCTCATTAATGTGCGTGCTGATTTGACTTATCAGCAGGGTATCCGGCGTATGTGGTCTCGGTCTACCAGATATGACTTTTATTGGCCGGAATTTGCCATGCTTGGTGAGCAAGCTGTTCTCAATAAGGAGATCTACGCTCGTGGTGATGCCAACGATAATCTTGTTTTCGGTTATCAGGAGCGTTGGGCTGAATATCGCTATTTTCCGTCAATGATTACCGGCAGATTTAGAAGCACTTCTGCCGGCACTCTTGACGGATGGCATTTAGCCCAGCGGTTTACCGCGTTGCCTACTCTTAATGAAACATTCATTTTGGATACTCCTCCGATTGATCGGATTGTGGCTGTAGGCGCTCAGGCGTTGGGTTCGCAGTTCTTATTGGATGCGTTTTTTCGCATCCGTACTGTTCGGCCTATGCCAATGTACTCAGTTCCAGGTTTGATAGATCACTTTTAAATTGTAATTCACTTACAAGGAGTGTTAATTTATGGCAGGTGCATTGGAACTTGGCGCTGGCATATTATCGGGCGGTTTATCCGCTCTTGGCTCGTTCTTTGGTCAGTCTTCTGCGAACAAGGCGATGAAGCAAATTGCGCGTGAGCAAATGGCTTTTCAGGAGCGTATGTCTAATACGGCTTATCAGCGGTCTACCAAGGATTTGGAGGCCGCTGGTTTGAATCCTATGTTGGCTTATACTCAAGGCGGGGCCTCGACTCCTGCGGGCGCGTCAGCGCCCCAGGGTGATGCTATAGGCCCCGCCGTTCATTCAGCTGTTCAAGGTGCTCGTGCGGTAGCTGAGATTGATGGTCTTAAAGCCTCTGCGGAGGCTGCGCGTGCGACTGCCGAGAATCAGCATGCGCAAGCTTTGGTGCAAGAGGCTACTGTTCCTAAGGTTCTTCAAGAAACTCAGACTTCAGCTGCTTCGGCTCAGTCTTTGACTTCGCAGTCGGCGCTATATAGCGCCACTTACAATAAGGTTTTGTCGGAGATTGACCAGATTCGCGGTCAAATCGACTATACCGGTGTAATGACTGCGCTTGGCCGTGCCAATATCGAGCTCAAGCCTTACCAGCTTGAGGCTATCAAGACTGGTATTGATCAGGTTAAAGCTCAGACTGGTCTGACTAAGGCTCAAGAAGCGAAGGCGATAGCCGAGTTGCCTGGTATTAAACAGGCGATTTATGGTAATAGTCTTCGGTTGCCTCAAATGGAGAATATGAGCAACGCTCAGTCTTCGTGGTACATGAAGGAAGTGGCTCCGTATATGCCGGATGTATTGAAGTCGATTTCGACTTCAGCTCCGTTTCTTCGATAAGTTGTTGTTTTTTAACGTTTTTTTGGAGACATATATGAAGGATGAATTAGATAAGGATACTGGTGAAATTTTTGTTGGTCCCGATGAGGGCCAACTTGTTGGCCAGGATGAGGATGCGGTAGTAGTAACGGATCCGTCCCCTCCCTGGCTGCGTTCTCCGTATAACTATGATCGTGATGCCGTCTCTTTTGAGACGGGTTTGGATTGTCAGGATGAGTCTTTGGCTCAGCAGCATATGGCTGAGGATGCCGATATCAATACGATCGTTAAGCGTTTTGGTTTGATTGGTCATATGCCGCAAGGCGTGAAGTTGCCTACCTACGGTGACTTTACCGGCGTATCCGATTTTCGGTCGGCCCTTGAGGCTGTTCAGTATGCTGAGGAGACTTTTGGCGAGCTGCCTGCGGATTTGCGTGCGCGGTTTCAGAATGATCCGCAACTCTACCTTGAGTTCGCTTCTAACCCTGCTAACCAAGAGGAGATATACGACCTCGGTCTCGCCGAGCGTCCGAGAGGTAGTAATCCTCCTCCTACAGACGCGCCGCAGGCGCCTCCAGCTCAGCCTGCGAGTGATGGAGCTGTGTAGCTTCGTAAGCTCTTGATTCGTAAGCGTTTTTTTGGGAAGGCCGATAATCTTTTATCGGCTTTTCCATTTCTGGCACAATTCTTGTACTTGATGTAATTGTGCTAAGTGACACCTTTCCTTTTTCTTCTTTTTTTGTTATTGTGTCACTGTAG